TGCTCTGCTGTTGTTGTGTTTATTCCAGCTAATTTTAATAATATATTAGTTCTTCTTTCTTCTAAAGTTCCTGTATTACTAAAGCAGTCATCAGGAATACCTACTTGTGTTTCCCATTCTGTTATAAAATCCGTTGTACTTTTAGGGTTATATTCATCATATATAAGATTTGCTTTATCTCTAAATCTTACAAATTCACTAGCTAGCCCTAATAGTATTTTTCTTAAATTAGAATTGTCTTTATTTTTAGCTTGGTGTAATCTATCATCTCTTACATATTGAGATAAAATGTTTGCTTGCTGTGTCTGTGTTATTTCGTTAAATATAGTCATGAATAAGTTATATTACCAAGAATTGCCAACTCTCCATTATTTATTGAAATATCCCCTGTAGGAGATAATAATGTAAATGTTGGTACATTACCATTACTATCTAAAGTATTAAATATTGCATTACTATATTCATTCTCTAAAACATCTTGACTTAATATAATTTGATCTGATTTAAAAAAGTCAGTTAATGAATTAGTTATTGCTTTTTGCATATTTTCAGTATTTGGTGAAAGACTGGAAAAAGTAAAATCGACGGTTACGGCAGTTGGCGCTAATAAATAAACTGCACTATCTGACATATTTGCAGGTTTTATACCGTCAGTTAAGTTATTACCACTAATTATAAGATTTTTAACATCTATTAATTGTTGAGAAGTTGGAATAATATTTGTGTCATTATCTCTAACAAAATAAATCTCTGTTGATCCTGCCGTTGGAGTTGCTTCTTTAATCCAAATCCTAGTAATGCCAGTTATAAATTGTTTTATAAAAATTGGTAATCCTGACTTTGTAAATGGTGCAGTAAAATTAGCAGTTCTTTCTAAAATTCTAATTCTGTAGTTTTCATCTGATTCAATATCAATACCGCCAACTATTCCATTAAAAGTTACTATAGCAGAATCATCAACATTAGATATTGGGCTTGTTAATGTAAAACTCGATCCAGAACCGCTATTTTGTAAGCTTCCAAAATTACCAGCTTCCACTGGAATAAATGTATAAACTTCTGTAGCTGTTATAGTGCCTGTTGCTGGTGTTACTGGTGATCCTGAAACTTGATAAGTAAATTGATTATTAGAAATAACTGATATAGCAACATTTAAAAGATTATATTGTGTTTGGTCGGCTCCTTGAATTGAGTTTAAAATTTGACCAGTACCTAAATTATGATTAGATACTGTAGTGACTGTCGCTGTTGTGCCAACTCTAGTAATTGATACAATATTTATAGTTTGACTTGAAATAGTACCTGATGAAGTTGTTATATATTCTTGTCCATCTGATCTAGTTAATAATGTATTTACTGGAATTGATCCGCCTGATAATCCTGTAAATGATAAAGTGCCAACGGCTTTACTTGCAGGTTGTCTAGTTATACCAAAAATAACTCCCCACCTTTCTAAAAATTGATTTGTAGCGGTTTGTATAAATATTTGTTGTAATACTTGCTCTGTTAAATCGTTATTACTATCAATACCACCAGCAATAGACTCTACAAGACCCCTTGAAAAACTATTTAATATAGTTGGGTCAATGTGCTTAGAGGTATCTATTTGACCAGTATTAATAGATAATACTAAGTCGCTCACCATTCTTTCTACTATTTCTGTAATTGTATCTCTTGCGACTGGCATTAATTAGTATTTATTAATAAATTATAATTTTCTGTATTTTCTTGAGATTTACCTATAACCTCAATATTTATTTGTAATTTAGAACCTTTAAAATTAGTTGAAATATTTATATCTTTAACAATATTTTGATCTATTAACCATCTCAATCCATCTTTCAAAGAATCTTCAATTAAAAATGTATTTTGTTCAGTATTTCTAGCTTGCTCAATATAAAGCCATAATTTACTCCCAACTTCAAAATTTTCTACTCTTGAAAATTCATTAGTAAAATGCCCTCGCCTTAAAATAGAGTTTGACACCTCATTGTTACTAGCTCTTTTTTCACAAAATATACTCATATAAATTGAGGTATCTAATCCTTGCGTTAGAGTAAAGTCCCCATTTTCAAAGCTTATATCCCAGTTGTTATTTCCATCTTGGAAAAGTTTTATATCTTGCGTCATATTGACAATAAAAAATATTTCTTTATACTTTATTAGTACTAAAAAATAGTAGCTTTGTCAAATAAAAAAAATTTACATGATTCAAAAGGGGTTTCTTAAAAGATTTACCAAAGAAGGAAAAGGGGAAGTTATTACGCTCAATGGACAAATTCTTAATAATGTACAAATCCTGTATCCTTACGGTTATTACTCTAAAGCTAAATTAAATGAAACAAGTGAAATTATTCTTTTATCTTCTTTAGGCAGTAAAGCTAACATTTTTGGTATCCCATATAATGTACCATTAGAGCCAACAGATTTAATTGACGGTGAATTACAAATAAAAAATCCATCTGTGGAAAATAGTAAAATAGTATTTAGACAGAATGGAGATATAGAAATTACTACTAACCAAAATATTAGTCAGGTGATGGAAAATTTTAATATTACTGCAAATAGTAATATTACAATTAATGCAAATCAAATTGATCTGGCTGATGCTACTTCTTTTGTATTAAATGAAAATGCTAATATGGAAGTTGTTATCCCTAGTGGTAGTAGTGCAGGCACTTATTCAGTAAATATAAACTCTGCTGGTCAATCTAAGGTAAAAGCCTAAATAGATAAACTTGGATCGACTCCTAAAGATCCCTTTTCAACAATTATTAAGTCTGTAAATGATCCGTTAATCGATTTTGAATAACTAACACCCTCAATCAAAAACTCCCCATTCAATCCAGTAAAATCATCTTTTACTTTTATTAGATTATTTGATCTCCATAAACTTTTTCCATAATAACCTTGAAGCTTAATATTATACTTTTTGCCTTTGGCTTTCTTTATGTTTATAAACCACTTAGCATAATCATTTAAAAATTTTGTCTTGGTTGGGTTAGAAAATATAACTCTTTTTCTTCTTGGTGACCTAATTTCATTATCAGTAGCATGCCCTTTTTGATTAGATGCTTGTTCTGTGTGAAACTCATTTGTGTCTTGTGAAAAAACTTCAACTATATTAAATCTATCTTTTGTCGAGTCTCTAAAAGAAGCAGAAATAATATTATTATTAGTGCCGCTTAATTCATTAGTGGCATTGCCTATATTACCTAATTTATCTTCTCTAGTAATTACTATATCGCCATTTTGATTAGTTGTTAATAATACTTGCACCTTCTGCGCGTATCTAAATAAAAAATCAATTATAGTTTCTTGGTTTTCTGTATGTATTTCCTCTTTTTCGCTTAATAAAGGCAAGTTAATAACATTATTAATAATTTTTAAATTATAGCCATTATCTTTTAAAACTTGATTTATTAATTTAGGGAAGTTTCTTATTTTATAGCTTTTTTGAACAATATTACTATCTATTAAATCAGTCGCCTTATCTGCACCCTCAAATGCTATTATATGAGATGAAGAATCATAACTTATATTTTTATTTATTATGAATCCTGTTAAAATTAAATTATCATCAATAAATATTTTTATTTCATCTTGAGTTGATATATTTAGTAAACTTGGAGTAATTTCGCTAGTTACGGTAACTGTTATTAAGAAAGACTTACCAAACTCAACAACCGAGTCAGTAGCTTGAAAAGAAGTTACACCCTCATATTTTTTACCATTAATTTCATAAAAAATTACATTATTCATTACTTAATATTTTAATAGTTCCTTCAATCTGGCTTGTATCTTTAAATTTATTTAGTTCTTTTAAATCTTCTTTTTTATCTAAAGATCCATAAAGCTGATATATTAAAACATTTAAAGGGATTTTATTAGTTTCAAAGTTAGATACTTTAGGTAGTGATATTGATAAATCATTGATTACTTTTTGAAATTCAATTCTTATTCTTTGTAGCTCTAGGAGGCTGTCTCTATCTAATCCTGATATATTTTTAAAATTATCTTCTAATATCTTAATATTATTACTTAGTTCATTTTGATTTTTATAATCTACTTGAGATGCTTGATTGTAAGCAATGGCAAAACTATTAACGGTAATTAAATTATTAGTAAGTCTTTGATTTTCTAAAATATTATTTCTTGTGTTACTATTACCAGTTGGCACTGTGTCATTTTTAAATTGCATTAAATTCTTTACAGAATCAAAAACATTTTGAGCATTATCAAAAGCAACCTCTAAAGCATTAAAAGAGTTTGTTAGTCTTTGTGCAAGAATTGAAGGAGAATTAACTAACGCTTGAGAATTATTAACAATTTCATTAATAGAGGTTGTAAAATCATTAATACCGTCACCAGCACCAGCAACCAATCCAGCAACTTTTTTTATTTCTCTTCCTGTATCTTTTATAATTTTATTAGTTTTATCAAAGCCCTCTTTGACTGTTGTAAAAGTTTTCCAACCTTTAGCTAATTTATTAGATACATTTTCCCCAGCTATATTTCTTAAATTACTTAAAAATCCAGTATTACTTTCTACTTCTCCCTTAACTGGTAAATCTGCCTCCTCAAAGGTTATTGAGAAAGTTGTAATACCTAATTGATTTTTAGAGTTATTAATTGTGTAGTTAATTAATTTCACATTTTTTGCTCCATACTCGGGGTGTACAAATTTACCTAATATATTTTTAGAGTCTAAAGCATTAATTAACTGATCCCTCTGATTATTATTATTGTTATTATCAACAACTGCCTCTATGTTATATGTTTTTCTTAAGCCCCCCAAATCTTCAACAAATCTAATATCAGAGTTTGGATATTCATGAGTTACAGTCTTTCTACCGCCTCCTATTGATGATGATTGATATAAAAATTTTACATCGTTATAACTGGCTTCTGGTAATTTTGATATATTAAAAGTCATAAATTAGGATTAACTTGTGTAAAATTTATATTAGTATTCATAGGATTGTTGTTAACTGGTGTAAAATTTGCATTAGTTCCAGTAGGTGCAGCAATATTAATACCTAAAGTGCCTCCAACATTTATACTAGAGCTTAAAGCTAATTCTCTTTTTTGTTGTTTTAAAATATTATCCAACTCACTTTCTTTACCTATACCAAAATCAAACCCCAAAGATTCTGCAAATTTTCCTACGGTATTTCCTAAAGAGTCAATTCTACTCTGTATGGAATTTATTATGGAATCTATTTTTTTACTAACAAATTCAAAAACTGCTATAAATTCATCTTTAAATATTAAAGCTGTAGCTGTAAGCCCAACTATGCCACCTATAACCAAGCCTATTGGGGATAATAAAGCCATCACTGCTATTATGATACTTCCTAATCCTATCAATAAAGGAGGTAATACAGCGGCTAATCCTGCTATTATCAATATTAATTTTTTATTTGCTGGTGATAATTTATTAAATTTTTCTGATAATATTGTTAATTTTTCTACTAATTTTGTTGCTAACGGTAAAATTACATTTCCAAAGCTGACTTTGAGATCAAAGAGCCTTTGATTTAATATTCTTGACTGATTGGCAAATCCTTTTGAAGTTCTAGCAAAATCTCCTATAGCGTTCTTAGATTGTCCTACCGCTATTTCTAGGGTTGCGTATGCCTTAGCTTGTCTTTCAGTCATTCCTGTTAGTTTGCCAGTAGCTGCTAAAGATTTAATTTTTGCCTTTACATCTTCCTCTAATATTGATATTCCTAGACTTTTAACTGACTCCCTCTCCCCTAATAATGCCTTAGTTAAAGCTTTACTTGCACCCTCTGCACCACCTGAAAAGTTAGTAAAAGATGCCAAATCAACTGCTAATTCATTTACTCTTTTTGATAAATCTAGTGCTGATTCACCAGTAAATCCAAAGCCAGTCAATAAATCGCCAGTATCTCCTAATAGTTCTTTAGCTTTTACAGAGCTTAAGCCAAAGTTTTTAGCTAGGTTATTAGCTGTTTGATCTGCCTCATTTGATATATTTTGAAAGACTGTACCAAACTTAGATGATATTTCTTCTGCATCTGATGCCGCCTTTATAAAAGCCCCGCCCAATAAGCCCACTGGTAAAGTCAGTTTAAGAAATAATGATTTACCTAAATCTTTAGCTTTTTTTGCTGTCGTATCAATAGATTTACCAAATTTTTTAAATGCACTTACTGATTTACTAGCTGATTTTTTAACCTGTGAAGCTGTCTTTTTAAGATTATTATTTATTTTGCTTAGTTTAGGGCTTAGTTTATCTACTAAATCGTATATATAACTTGTTTTAAAATTCATCTTTCTTTTACTTTCATTGCTTTACTAATCTTTTCAGCCTCTTTACCAAGTCTAAAAACTTTGGATAAGGGTTGAGACTCTAGATATTCAAAAGATGCTGACCCCTTATAAAAATAAGCTAAATAACAAATTAAAGAATCAATTTTATCTATTTGCTCCAAAGCGAGACAAAAAAAACCTCTATATACTTTGCAATTAAAAGTTCTAAATCATCAGGGTTTATCTTGTCAAAATCTATCTGAATTAATTTATAACTACAATTTTCATCTTTAAAAGATATACCTGTTTGTAAAAACTCAACAAACTTTTTATAAAATTCAATAAATTTATCTGCCTCAAACATTGGAAATAATGCTTTTATATCTTCTGCTTTTTGTTCTTTTTCATCACTTGCGGAGTTGCTTTCTTTAACTATCTTTTGAAGATCAGTAAAAACACCTAATATCATTCTCTGATATTGATTCCTTAAAGAGATGGTAGTATATCTATGATCTTTTATATTAAAACATTTTAAATAAAGAGTATCAATATCTTTTAATTCATTGCCAATAGATGTATTTATTGACTGTGATAATTTAAACTCAAATAAATCTTTCATTATACTGCTGGATTACCTTTAAAAACAAAATCAATAACTTCTAAATCTTGAATATCAGGAAAAATCTCATACTCCATTCCAGAAAAAGAAATATCGCCTACTTG